GGAACAACCTCCTCTTGCTTCAAAAGTATGCTTCTTACCATCTTCGTCCCACACATAAGTATCTGCATAAGGACTTGTAGTTAAATAAGTAATTAAACTATAACATCTTGGTTCTTGTGGATGAAAGTCAAAATGTCGCTTAACATCTACATTCCTGTGATAGTTTATATTTATACAAAGTCTATTGATAAAGTCTGGTTTTGGCATATCAAATTGTTTGAGTATATCATAAAAAATACGTATCATCTCTAGTCTATCTTCTTCATTATTTAAAGGAGTTCCGTGTATACCATCTACACTAGGTTCATTCTTAGTAATAAAATGAGACGCAAACATTCCAAGTTCATCATCTTTAGTGAAGTTTAGACAAAATTTATAATTCAGATTGTCATAAAACAAAAATTTATGCTTGTCTGTAATATTTAGTGTATTTTCTAGATATTTTATCATACAGATATTATACAAAAATTTTTAATTGATGTCAAGAACTATTTTTAGGTATGTTACAGATTATTCTTGACTTATGCTTGGAAAGTTGCTATAATATATCTATGAATGAAAATGACATATACTATTTATTTTTTCTAGTGATGAGTGTACATCTTGCTTATACACTAGGAAAACAATTCGGAATACAAACCACGATAGACTATTTGGAAAAGGAAGGAATCTTAGAGTTCGATGACTCTGAAAAATAGTTCTTGACATCAAGGTTAAATTTTGATATAATTATTTTGTAAGTGATAGGTTTCACTTGCGTATTGGTGCATCTACCGTTTTTGGAGATGCGAGTATTTACTGAAAAGGAATTATGGAGAAAATTATGAGTATAGATTTAAGTAAATTTTGGCTTGGATTGGATATGCCTACACTACCGTCTTATACGGAGAGTGGATATCCGAGATATAACCTAATCGAAAGGGAAGGCGACTATCGTATAGAAGTTGCAGTACCAGGTTGGAAAAAAGATGAGTTGGAGATTGTTTTTGATAACAAAGAACTCCACATCAAGGGTAAAAAGGAACAGAAACTGGGAGCTGGCGAACAATTTGTTCATCAGGGGCTAAGTCTGAAATCTTTTGAACGAAGATTTATTCTAAACGCTGACCTACAAGTAGATGAAGTAAGTCTACAAGACGGATTACTGACAATCCAACTAACACGAGCTCCAGATTCCAAGAGAAAAATCTTGGAGATTAATTAATGAAAACATTAGCAAAAGTTCGTGATAGTATATGTGAGAATGGAGAGTTCTGCAACATGGTTGCAAATTACACTCTCGTAGTTGCCTTCGGTGGCATAATGATGAATAGCATTGTTGTTCTCTCATAAACTGTCAGAATGTATTAGGGGAGCTTTGGCTCCCCAACCTATAAGGAAAAATATGAAAATATCGGAAGAAGGAAAAAGTTTAATTAAAAAATTTGAAGGCTGTGAACTAGAAGCATATAAGTGTGCTGCTGGTGTATGGACTATTGGTTATGGTCACATCAAAACAGCTGTAGAAGGAATGAGCATATCACAGTCCAGAGCTGATGAATTGTTTGATGAAGAAATAGTAGAGTATGAAAACTATGTGAACACAGCAGTATCTGTTCCACTATCTCAGAATCAATTCGATGCAATTGTGTCTTGGGTGTTCAATCTCGGTAATGGCAACCTTCAAGCTTCAACTATGTTGAAAGTCATCAACTCTAGCGACCATGCTGGAGTCCCAGCTCAAATCAAAAGGTGGAACAAAGCTGGTGGTAAAGTACTAGAAGGACTTATTAGAAGAAGGGAAGCAGAAGCATTACTATATGAAGGTAGTGAATGGAGCCACATTTAAACTATCTCATTAACTATACAGATAAAGTATGGTGTAAAGAAGAAGTAGTAAGAGTGGATTACTCAACTACCCTACCAGAAGGAAAGGAAATATTAAGTGAATTACTTAGCGTATTTCCCAATGTGGTTTATGATGAAATAAATCTTATTGGAAAGTACGATGGATATAGAAAACCTTACAAAGAACCTAGTATTAGTCTATACAGATATAATAAACGACCTCCGTTGGAGGAGTATGGAATAAAAGGAGTCGGACTAAATAGACCCTTACACTATGGACTTAAATATGGACTAAATAGTAAGGAAATAATACTAAAAATACTAGTTAAACACCTAAAAACAAGTATAAAATTACCTAAATACTCAGAAGTTTGGTGCTATAGTAGAACATATAGTAAAAAACAAGAGTTTAATCAGAGTGATATATTTATTACTACTAAAAATCATTATGAAGTAATAAAATGGTGTGATGAAGTAGGAATACAATACCCACACTCACATGCTCTCAAGCCTTGGTGTTATGGTATAGTATTCAATCGAGATACTGATAAAATAGTATCAATCAAAGGATATATTAAAGAATATGCAAGAGTTTAAAGAAAAAGTTAAAGCGTGGTGGAACTGGTTTAAGTCCCTGTTCATTACATATTATAAACTAGATGTTAGTTATAATCACACATGGGGAGACGCAGACGACCAGAGCTTTGTAGTCAAAAAATTCCACAAAAAACAAGAAAAATTCCTCTCATTCACCACACAAGATGGAGAACTAGTAGAAATACGAGGCGCAGAGGGGTTAAACTATAGGATAACAGAACTATGAACCAATTAACTATAGGTGGATTAGTTGTATTAGGAGGTCTATGTTACTTTCTATACAGTCAGAATGAAACCTTAAAAGAAAACAATATTAAGTTAGAGAATGCAGTACAAGCCCAACAAGAGGCAATGGACACACTGAGAGAGTCTTATGAAAAACAAGGTAAATCTCTTATGAATATGTCTAGAAGAAACTCAGAAATAGAAGCTGAAAAAGCAGAGTATCTTGCAATATTTAGCAGACACAATTTAGATATGTTAGCATTGAAAAAGCCTGGACTTATGTCAAACAGGTTCAACAATGGTAGTGAAAAAGTGATGGAGGGAATGGAAGATGATACAGAAAAGTTATACCAGCTTACTGTGCCTAGCACTGACGATAAGTAGTTGTAGTTTACTTCCTACTAAAAAAGTAGAGATAGTATCTAAACCACTAGAAATTGACATCATGCAACCAGACTTACCCAGACCATTAGAGCTTACAGCTCCTCAGTGGTGGGTAGTATCAAATGCAAGAATAGCAAATCCATGTATTAAAAGAGTACAAGATGACGGCAGTATGAAAAGACCAAAGTCCTGTCTCAAAGAAGATACAGAAAATCCAGAGTGGCCTGAAGGTTATACCTACCTAGACCAGTTCTTGGATGAAATGAAAGAACAAAACAATGGAGAAGTACTCTTTGTAGGAACAACCATTGGAGATTATAAGGTCATGTCAGAAGATATGCAGGAATTAAAAAGGTACATCAATCAACTAGGAGAAGTAGTAATATACTATCGAACAGTTACAGCTCCAAGCGAGAAAAAAGATGAAAAATGATAAAACAAGTAGACCTCAAAAATTATAGATTATTACAACATTTAGATGTAATGACTGAAAGGTTATTAAAATTACCTCAAACTTTTAAATCAGTACCAATGCCAAATAATAGTTATCATAGACTTAGACAACTTATGGCAGTCAATGATGGCAGAATAGAAGAAACAAATACCAATGATTATGCTGATAAAATAGGATATACTACTAAGTCTAATACTGTGCAAGCAACCTTTAATAATAGCTATCCGTGGACAAGACCTATACCTGATAGAGCAAAATATAAATTTATACAGTACTTTAATGAAGAACTTTTAATTTCTAATAAATGGTATTGGGATAGTTATGAAGTACAGCCTCCTAAATATGGATGGACTGCTTGGCATAACTCAAAGAACAAACCCCGTTATTTCATACGATTCATATGGAACAGTGGAGAAGGCTATACAACTTATGTAGAAAATGGTAAGTCTACAAAAATAAAAGATAAACATGATACTAACCCAGGAATGACAAATTGGACAGTTTTAGCAGGAAATCTTGATGGAAACCAGTGGTTATCTGATAGAAATTTAGGAGACTATCCTAGAATAGTTTTTGATATGTCTATAGATAGTATAAGACATACTTCTTTTAACGAGGCTTTAGAACTATTAGAAGAAGAAGTAGAACAACTTATAAATATACTACCAGAAAATAGAGAACTAAAAGACCCTATATTCAGTAATGTTCAGGAAGAAGGGCAATATAGAGTACCAGCACCAAAGTAATGTTTAAACATTTATTTCAAATGCTAATGTGGAAAAGACAAATGCAGAAACAGGCAGATTGGTTTGATAATAACGAACCAGCACAAGCAAGATTTGAAGAAAACGAAGACTGGTTAGAAGAACTAGAAGATAGAATAATTAAACTGGAAGAACTAAATGGCAAAGACAACACTCGATGATTTACTAACTGTCGACATGAATGGCGAAGAAAACACTCTGCCTGTTATAGAAAAGAAAAAGAAATTAACACCTAAGAGTGCAGGACCTGGCAGTCATATGAGTCCCACTCTAATCCTTCCACCAGACATAAGTGAACTTTGCAAAAATGTAGCAAGTTTAAATTTATGGCAAAGAAATCCCGACTTTATACATGGAGATGGTTTTCAATTATACCATTGTCATCCTTCGTATAAAAGTACACCTTACATAACAAGCTATCCACCCATAAGAAATAAGATAAAAGAACTATTGTGGACAGCTGACATGAGAAATCAACCCAAAAGCGAAGAAACACCTAAAATTAGAAATAATAACCTTGCAAATTATATATCAGGGAACAGAATAGAAGTTATAAAAATGTATAAAAATATAACAGTCACAGTACCTAACTTTAAAAAATCTGCCATATTTTTATTAGAGGGAGCAGTATGGGTATTGACAAGTAAAAAAGCTGCCCCACAAGCTATGTTAGCTCTTTCAGATATAAGACATGGAGAAGAAGGTCTTTGGTTAAAAGCAGTAAGACAACAGAATATATTTCCTAGAAAACTAGAGGGCAAAGACAGAGGAGTTTTAGTAGGAAATCTTCTATTACGTACCATAGTTCCAAAAGAAGACTCACTACTATTGGTAATAGATTATGATTAAAATATTTATAGGAACAAGCGAACACCAAGATACTGCTGCAGAAAAAGTATTAGTATATTCATTACATAAAAATACAAATGAAAAACTAGACATAACATTTTTAAGACCTAGTATGTTCCCTGATTGGGATAGAAGCACTTGGGGTACTCCTTTTTCATACTTCAGGTATGCTATACCAGAGTTATGCAATTGGAAAGGCAAAGCTATATACATGGACGTAGACCAATTAAATTTTAAAGATATAGCAGAATTGTGGAATACAGATTTAAAAGGAAAGCCTTTTGGTATGTGCTGGGAAGCAGACTGTTGGAATGGTGGAAAGCATAAAGGAACACCTCTTGAAAGGGGATGGTACTCTGATAGTGTGATGTTAATAGACTGTGAAAAAGCGAGACCTTGGGTAGATGACATACATCATATTAGAGATATTAATAATGTTGGAGATACTTACAAGTATGTATTCTTTGAAAGAGCTGGATGCCCTCACAGAGAAAAAGCAACTATGATACATGAAATAAGTGCTAAATGGAACAGCTTTGATGGAGCAGATACTAGTGTGCTTCAGAGTACAGAAACTCATTTTGATTTAAAAGACATATGGCATGTACACTTTACAGGGCTAAGTTATCAACCGTGGCATCCAAATTATATTTACTCATTAAAAGGTACTCACGAAAGGAATGACATAATGGAAGTATGGTGGCGATATTATGGAATTGTAAATGAAATTTGAAGAGCTACTAAACCCCATCGGGGTAGAAAAGTTTAATGATGAACTTAAAGGCAAGAAGGCATTTTACATTAAATCAGCTAAAAATATTTTCAAAGATTATTATAGTTGGAAAGAATTAGACAATTATCTTAATCAATATAGAATAGGAAGTTGGGATAGAACTCCACAACTACAAATGGTTTTACCCTCAGGAAGAAAGTGGTGTAAGAAAAAATCTCAAAAGCATAGAGATAGAGAGGAGATACTTGATTTATGGAATCAAGGTAGTAGTATGATACTCACACTAAGTGAGTTCCTAAACGAAACTATGTGGAAACAATGCCAAGAGTTTGAAAAACATTATGGAATTGGACAGGCAAACATATATTGCAGTAAGCAAGCAAAAGCTAAGACCTTTCCAATCCATGCAGATAGTACCGATAACTTTCTCTTTCATGTAAGGGGCAAGATACGTTGGTACATTTATAAAGAATTCGTTACTCACAACTACCATCCAAAAGAAGAGGATGTTACTGTTAGTAGAATAATAGAGCTTGACGAAGGTGATTTACTTTACATTCCGAAAGGTCTATTCCATAGGGTAGAAACCCTAAGTCCAAGAATATCAATCAGTTTTCACTTTCAAGAAAGAGGAGACAAGCCTTACAAAAGGAATGATTGGTACGACTGGAAGCCGTAGGAGAATATTATGGCAGACGAACGATTCAGTGGCGATATGTCACGGAACGAAGTAGAGATAGACTTAAGTAAGTTTATGGAACTGGTGACTGAGAATAGTAATCTTAAAGCTGAGATTACAGAACTCAAAGCAAATAAGGAACCAGATAATCCATGGCAACGTTGGATATTCTTATCAAATATGATAGACGCATGGAGAATCTTCCCGAGAGCTTTTCTTTCAGTATACATATTCTTACTATACTACGCAACAATGTGGTTCATGGATTTACCAGACCCAACACTCGAACAGTCAGGTTTAATATCTGTCATAGTAGGTGCTGGTGCGGCTTGGTTTGGTCTTTATGCTGGTACAGCAAAGGATAAAATCAACGGAAATTAATGGACTCAATGTGGAAACACTTCTGTCGATGGGTTAAGAACGTAGTCTACGTTCCTGTTGGCATGAAGTGTCCATATT